TGCTCGCGCCGCAAAAGCTGCATTACGAAATTCCTCACGCTGGCGATCGCACGTGTTTTGCTCGTCACCGCCGGCGATTTATTCGCGTCTCCTCGAGGAGCTTGTTTTCGCGCCAGATTTTGCCCGCGGTTCGCGTCGCGATCTAGCATTTTCACGTGGAATGGCTTCGTGGCATTGAGCGCATGCTGAACGCAATCGAGCGAGCGAAACAGCTTGGCACCTACAACGCCATCGATCGTTCTCGCCAATATGAACGTGTCAGTGACGCTGAACGCGATCGCGCGGTCAACGAAGCGTGGACCAAGATCCGCACCTGCGAGAAGAAGATTGAAGCCAAGGAACAAGACATCGCGCATCTGCGCAAACAGCTCCGCAGCTACCGGATCATCAACAACGTTCTGACGTCTATGATCACTGTGCTGGCATGGCAAGGATTGAAAGCGCTGCTGGCATTCTGGCTTCACCGATGACATGCCTTTTCGCGCTCCGATCGCCAAGCCCCCGGGATCCGCAACTGCTGCTCGCGATCGCGAGCGTCATCGTCGCGCTGGCGGGCTGCGTCGTTTGTATGACTCAGCGCAGTGGCGCAAGCGAACTCAGCCTCACGTGCTCGCGCGAGATCCGATGTGCACCATTGCAATCGTATGCGGCGGCCGCGCGCCAAGCACCGACGTCGACCACAAGGTGCCGGCGGAGATGCACGTCGCACAGAACAACGGCGACACTCGCTACTTCTTTGATGAGAACAACTTGCGCGGAGCGTGCCATGCGGACCACACCCGGAAAACTAGCCTGGAACGTCGCGGACTCTGGAAGGAGCCGAGCGATGGTCGGGGGTAGGGGGGTCGTTTTTCGCGAGGGGTGGGCGCCAGCGACCGGTGTGCAGCGCTACGCGTGCGGCCGCAGCAAAAACATTTTTTTCGGCTGAAAGATGGGCGGAACAGGATCCGGCGGCCGCAACCGCAAGACCGCCGCGCGAAAGAAGATCGAGGGCAATGCCGGCAAACGCAGCAAGCGAAAGAAGAAGGCGAAGCGCACGGCGGCCGTCGTTTCTTCTGGTCCGCTCGGCCCTCCGCCGTCTCACTTAAGACGGCCGGAGAAAAAAGTCTGGGATGAACTCTCTTCAATTGTTCCCGTCGGTGCAGTCGAGGCCAGCGATCGCTGGGCGTTCGAACTCCTGGTATGTCTAATGTCAAAGTTCCGCCGCGGCGACGCAAAAGCCGGAGAGGTAAATCAGATCTCAAGCCAGCTCGTAAGGTTCGGAATGACGCCGGCCGATCGCGGCCGCGTGACGCAAAGCGCACCGCCGTTGCAGAAGTTGGATCCCTGGGCGAAGTTCGCGCCATCGCGCCCGCAGTAGAAGCTCATCCGCATGTTGCTCTCGCTCTTGCTTATTGCGACGACGTCCTGGCAGGCCGGATCCCGGCCGGCAAGTGGACCCGCCTCGCGTGTCAGCGCCAGATCGACGATCTCGCACGTTCGGCAGCAAACGATACCAGCTTTCCTTACGTCTTCGACAATGAAGCCGGCGAGCGTATCTGCGAGTTCATCGAGCTCAGCCCGCACGTCAAAGGGAAGAAGTTCGCCGGCCAGCTCATGCGCCTCGAGCCGTGGGAATGCTTCATCCTCACCACGGTGTTCGGATGGCTCCGCCGCGGCACCCGCCTCCGCCGCTTTCGCCGCGCCTACACCGAAGTTGCGAAGGGGAACGGAAAATCTGCGATCAGCTCACCCGTTGGCAACTACATGGCCTTTGCCGATGGAGAGCCAGGCGCCGAGGTTTATTCCGCGGCCACCACTCGCGACCAGGCGCGTGTCGTCTTCTCCGTATCGCAGGCCATGCTGCGGAACATGCCAGAATTTTGCGAGCGTGCCGGCGTCGAGGTTTGCTCTCACTCCATTAATCAGCTCGCCAGCAACTCTTTCTTCCGTCCGCTCAGCTCCGACGCGAATTCGGCCGAAGGAATTAATCCTTACTTCACCTGCATCGATGAGCTCCACGCCCATCCCAGCCGCGATCTTTACGACAATCTCGACACTGCCAATGGCAAGCGCGAAGGCAGCCTGCTCTGGGCAATCACCACAGCTGGCAGCGACCAGGCTGGCGTTTGCTATGAACAGCATCGCTATGTCGCGAAGATCCTCGACGGATCTGCGCAAGACGATTCTTACTTCGGCGTCATCTTCTCGATCGACGATGACGACGACTGGGCCGTCATCGACAACATTCGCAAGGCGAATCCGAATTGGGGAGTCTCCGTCGATCCCGCCGAGATCGGCCAGAAGCTGCAGAAGGCGCTGCAGCTCGCCAGCGCGCAGCCCACTTTCAAAACCAAACACTGCAATGTCTGGGTCAACGCCGATCACGCCTGGATGGACATGCAGCGCTTCCGCAAGTGCGCGGACCCGAAGCTATCCGATGAAGAGTTCCGCGGAAAGAACTGCGCGATCGGCCTCGACATCGCCAACAAGATTGATATCCTCGGTGCGGTCAAGCTTTTCTGGCGTGATGAAACCGTGGCCGGCCAACCGCGGCCGCGCCGTCACTACTACTGCTTTGGAAAATATTGGCTGCCTGAAGAGCGCATCGAGCAGTCGCAGAATTCTCAGTACCGCGGATGGGTCATCGAGAAGCGGATTGAAACCACGCCTGGTGACGTCAACGATTTCGACAATGTTGAAGAGTGGATCCGCGCCCAGGCGAAGAGCTTCAGTGTTCGCGACATTGGCCACGATCCCTGGAATGCAACAGAGATCGTGAACCATCTCCAGAAAGAACGGCTCACTTGCACAGAAGTGCCGCAGACGGTGCAGCAGCTCAATGAGCCAATGAATGAACTGGAAGCCGCGGTTTACGACGGCCGCTTCCACTACGATGGCGATCCGGTGCTCGAGTGGGCCGTCAGCAACGTCGTGGCACATCGCGATCGCAATGACAATATTTTCCCGACGAAAGAAACCGCTGAGAAGAAGATCGATCCGGTAACGGCGCTGTTGAATGCACTCAATCGAGTGATCGCCCAACCGATCGCCTCTCGCCCACACGTCTATCGCCTATGAACCCGCAACCCATCGCAGTTCCGTCGCCCGATCGCAAGCGTGATGATGCTGAGCTGAAGGCGGCTGCGAAGAAGCGCGCGGAGCGACGTTCCGACGTTCTGTACATTGCCGGCGCCGCGCTCATCACCATCGGAGCGGGAATGATCCGCATCTACCTGGCGCCGATCGCCGCCGGCTGTTTCGCGATGTTGCTGCCAATGATGGAAGTGGTCACCGCATTCGTTCGAGGCGTGCGACGGAAATGAAAACTCTGATCTGCGTTGTGTTCCATCGCTGGAAGCGAACTTTCGTCGGCAACGCCGGCCGCAGTTCTTTCTGGCGCGTCTCCTGCGCCGCGTGCGCGGAGACCTGGACGGAAGTCGATAACCTGTAAATGGGCCTGATCTCAGAATTCCGCACCTCGCTGGAAAATCCGCAGACTCCGCTATCCTTCCCCGCGGAGTGGTTGCTGGATATCTTCAACGGCGGCCGCACCGACTCCGGGATCCGCGTCTCCGAGCTCATCGCCCTACAGGTGGCAACTGCTTTCGCCTGCGTCGAACTCAAGGCCGGAGCGATCGCCACGCTCGATCTGAAGATCTTCGAGAAGATCATCAGTCCGGATGGAAGACTCAACCGCCAGATCGATCACGGAAACGATCTCTGGGATTTGCTGATCCATGAGCCTAACGATGAGATGTCAAGCTTCACCATGCGGAAGACGGTACAGGCGCATCGCATGCTGTGGGGCAACGGCTACATCGAGATCCAGCGCGACAATGCCGATCGCGTTGTCGCGCTCTGGCCGCGTAATCCGGCACGTATGCATGTTCGCCGCGCTTCGGAAAAGATGCTCATCCGCGGCGAGCTGGTGAACCCGGGCGATTTGTTCTACGCGACGACGGAAGGCGCTGAAGCCATGGCGCCTATCGACGTGGAAGAGGCCATGAACGAAGGCCGCGCCACGGAGCGCGGGATCCTGCCGGCGGACATGCTGCACATGCCAGGGCTCGCCCTGGACGGCCGCCTCGGCCAGGACGTCGTCCAGTTGGCGCGCAACGCCTTCGGCCTGGCCTTAGCTACGGAAAAGTTTGGGGGGAAGTTTTTCGGCAACGGCGCTGTTGGTTACGGCATTTTCAAATTCCCTGGCGCTCTCAGTCCGGAGGATCTCACGAAGTGGCGGCAGGAGCTCAACGAAGCCTGGGGTGGCGAGAATGTGAACCGTCCGCTTCTGCTCGATGCCGGCATGGAATACACGTCGACGTCGACCAAACCCAACGAAGGCCAGTTCCTCGAGACCCGCATGTTCCAAATCGCGGAAATCTGCCGCGTGATGGGCAACGTGCCTCCCCATATGGTGGGCGTCACCGAGAAATCCAGCCGCGCCAACGTCGAGCAGATCGGTCAAGAATTCCTGACGTTCTCGCTTTCGCCTGACCTGAAATGCTGGGAGCACGAGATCAAGCGCAAACTGTTTCCCCGACCGGCGAACGGTCGCAGTGCGAAGCGAAGCTTCGGAGTGTTTTTCGACACCTGGCCCTTGGTCGTTCCCGCGGCCGCCGACCTGAAAGCCATGATCTAGGCCATGATCCAGTGGGGCGTATGGCAGCCGAACGATGCCAGGGCGCGATTGAATGACAACCCACTGCCCAACCAGGCCTCGGATTCGACCTGGATGCAGATCAACATGGCTCCGACAGATCAACTCTTCGAAACTCCGGCGCTGCCTGGCGTCGGCGGTGACGAAGACGATGACGAAACGGAAGACGACAACCCCGCGAAACCGGAAAACCCGAAGGCCAAGCGCACTCGGTTGTTGGTTTCCCGCGTCTGTCGGGCATATTCACGACTCTTCCGTGACGCTTTCGGCCGCATTTGCGGGCGATCGGATGGAGATCTGAAGGCATTCCGGCAGGTTTTCATGCCGGTCCTGGTAAGCATTGGCGGGGAGCTCGAGCAGCATGCGGCCGAGATGTTCGGCGCCGCCGCGACTCCTGACGGATTCGAAGGCTCGCGCTTCCTCGCCAGCTACCTGGAAACCATGCAGCACCGCTCGAAGAACGAATCATGGCCTGCAGCAAACGGCAATGCCGATGCGATCTGCCAGCGCGAGTTGCTGCGTGCCGTGCGTGCCCTCGCCGTGGAAGCCTATCGCAACGCGGCCACCGCCGCGGCAAAACAAGAAACCGAGGAGATGCCCTTATGATCGAACGCCGCTTTATGAAAGGCGCGCAGCTCCGCGCCACGAAAGCCGACACGCCCGGAATCGAAGGCTATGCTGCCGTGTTCAACGAAGAATACGTCCTCTGGGATGGACCGTCTTATCGGGTCGTCGAAATCGTGAAGCCCGGCACCTTCACTCGCGCGCTGAAAGAGAAGCAGGATGTGCGCTGCCTATTCAATCACGATCCTAATCATCTTCTCGGGCGCTCCGCCGCGGGCACGCTCCGAATGAAGCAGGACGACAAGGGCCTGACCTTCGCCAACGATATGCCCGATACACAGCTGGGGCGCGACGTGCGCACTTCCGTCGACCGTGGCGATCTCGATGGCTGCAGCTTCGCCTTCAATGTCACGAAGCAGACCTGGCGCGAAGAAACCGACAACGGCAAAACCACCAGCACGCGCGAAATCGAAGATGTGGATCTCTACGACGTCGGCCCCGTAACTTATCCCGCTTATACCGGCACGAGCGTTGGCGCGCGATCGGAAGAAATGCGCAGCCGTGTGCTCTCGATCGATGGCCTACCCCCAGACGTTCGCTCCGCAATCGAGCGAGGCAAGAAGAAAGACGCCGAGTGCGATTGCCGCTGCGTGGCCTGCGCGCGCGATAGCAAGTGCGACAACTGCGCCGATCACATGGTCGACTGTGGCGATGAAAAGAATTGCCGCTGCAAAGATACGCGCAGCGCGCACGCAGCTGCAGCTCGCGGAAGCGTGGGCGGTGGCGAAGACTGCCAATGCGACTGCCCAGAGTGCCAGGTGGGAGATTGCGAGAATTGCAGCGACGACAGTTGCGAAGACAAGTTTTGTGACCACGATGGAGTCGGCGACGGAGATCGCGATCTCGACGGTAGAAGCGCGGATCTCGACGCCATCGATTCCCGTCTGATGCAACACGGTCTGAGGCCAATCGCTTAATCACACAAATTTCTAACGGGAGTTGCATGCCGGATGCGGCTCGGCGTGACAGCCGAAGTGTGATTCCCGAAACGTGCAGCCCGGATCCGGCGGATCCCGGCGAGCCGAATTCGCACCAACAAGGACAACTACTATGAGTCAATCGAGACTGAGCGCGATCCGCCAGGAACTCGGAGCCCTGAATACGCAAGCTCAGGCCTTCCGCGCTGTGATCGCCAACAAGACCTCCACTCCGCAGCAGAAGAAGGAAGCCCGCACCTCGTTCGACAAACTCGATTTCGGTGGCGATGGCTTCTCCGTTGAACAACCAGCCCCCGGTACGCTGTGCGCACTTGCCAGCGAGCGGGATGAGATTGTCGCCGACAACGAACGCGAAGTCCGCAGCGGCGAGTATGAGCGCGAGCTGAGCACCACGCAGCGACTGCCCAACGAACGCATCGGGAGCGGTGCGGGAGCCGATCGCGCCACGCACATCCAGCTCTACGATGCCGCTTTGCGGCGTCACGGCGTGCAGGTCACCAAACGCGGCGGCCAGCTGAGCTTCAAGAATCTCGGCCTCGAAAACGTGCACTCAGATGTGCGCCAGACGGTCGAAGGCCTGAATCGGCGATATTT